TTTACCTACGATACGACGTAGTAATTCAGCATCATCAAGTGAAAAGCCCATTTTATGAGCCATTTTCATTAACTGCTCTTGATAAAGGGCTACTCCGCCCGTCGATAACAAAATGTCGTCAAAGAAGGGGTGAATGCTGACATCTATATTGTTATTGATTGCATCCGCATATTGCTCTGTAAAATCAATTGCTCCCGGCCTAGCTAAGGCTAGAACTGCACTCAGTTGGTCTACGCTTTCTGGTTTTACTTTTCGGCACACCTTGTAAGCAGTATCTGCTTCGATGTGAAAAAGGCCGTGTCTCTGACGCAGGTCATCAAGATGACGCCATAAATTTTCAGTGTCAGCGTATTTATTTAAAATCTCACGCTGTTTTAAGTCTTTACCGTGAATTTCTTTTATATTTTTAAGAGTTTGATCAACAACAGACACCCCGCGTAAACCTAAAATATCTAATTTTACGTTGAACATGGAAACCCACGTTGCATCGTATGATGAGACAAGGCTTTCCTTCGCTGAGTCAAGCTCAGTCGGGCAGTTATTTTCTAAAGGCTCGTGAGAAAGAAGGACTGCTGAGGGGTGGACACTTTTATTTTTAATTAAACCCCTTAACTTACAAGCAGTTTTAAAAATAGATGGATTTTCATCACACCAGCTTCTAAAATCGGGCAAGAGGGCTTCTCCCGTGTCTTCTCCATCTTCAGTCAGGCTATTTTCGCTGTATGCCTCATAAATATCTTTGACGTTTCCATATTTTTTAGGAATCATGCCAGATACTTTATTTACCTCTTGCTCTTCTAGGTCTCCCACTATTTTGCCGCACTCCTTAATTACAAGTTTACCGCTTAACGTGTTAAGGGTAAGAATCTTAGAAGTTTTCCCTTTGAATTTTTCTCCCAAATATCTTAAAACCTTATCGCGATCATAGTAACAAATATCAAGATCGATATCTGCCATTAGCGCTCCGTCGAGATAAGTTACTCCATCTACTACCTGCTTTTTAGCTCGGACCTTGGAAACAAATCTCTCGAAATATAAGTCATTAACGATTGGGTTAATGCGCGTCACCCCAATTAAGTAAAGCACAAGGCTTCCTGCGGCGCTTCCCCGACCCATTCCTGTTGCTACCTCTTCGTTTTTGCAAAAATTAATAACATCCCAAACAAGAAGAATGTAATCAACAAAACTTAATTCATTTAATATTTTAAGTTCATACTTGGTTCTCTTAACATACTCTTTGTATTTTTCGGGCGTAACTTTCTTTTTGATTACTTTCAGACGGTTGTGGCAGAGAGCGGTCAAGAAGGTAAGATTATCACAATCTTTTTTTGTACCTACCTTCTCCTTCTCTTTTGGAGAAATTTCAAATGAAGGGAGCCTAACCCCTTTAATGTCGAGGTCATATTTTTTAAAATTTTTAGTTAAACTGCTCATATTTCTAATTGCCATTTTAATTTGTTCCACACCTTTAAATTTAGCTCTAAATCTACTAACGCATTATGTAATTTATCATAATTGTGCTCAATATCAAAATTGCGCCCCATTGCTTGTAAACTGCCCCCTAAGCCCTTCTTGCGGATGTTGAGGCACCGATACTGAAACTCTATCAAAGAGGCCTCAGAGGGCTTCTGAGAGCCTAATTTGTATGCTTTGGAGAGGCAGAATGTGTCAATCATTTTATCCACTAAATGACCTCCGTTTTTGCCCATTTTCTTATAAAATTCTAAAATTAAATAGATATCAAACCCAAGGATATTGTGTCCTACAATGTAATCTGCTTCCTCTAGCCACTTTTCCATCAGGGGGAAAACTTTTTCGTGTGGCTTTCTTAACTTCTTGTATTTTTCATCACTAAAGCGGGTAATCCTCGCCGCTTCGGGGCTGACACGGAGCTCACGATCCCACTTAATGAATATATCGCGTTCATCAAATTTTGTATCACCACGAGCCTTGAGCATCGCCATTTGCCACGGCATATTTTGCCGAAAATTAAGGCAGAGGTTCTCTGTTTCAAAATCAATGAAAACAAAAGTTTTATCTTTGTCAAATCTAAGTAAGTGCGAGTCCATTTTTAAAATCCAAATTCTTCATCTATTTTATTTACGAAGGGCTCCATAGAGCTTAAGCCTACCACCCAGTTCTCCGGCTTATTTACTCCGTACTGCTTTGATTTTTTATGTATATCAAAGTTTTTTCTAGTTATTTTCCCTAGCAGTTCAACTTTGCACAAGCCATCTGTTTTTACCCTCGCTAACACATAAAGCTCTGGGGTTTTTGATTCGTATTCTGCTTTTTTAATTTTTAACTCAGGCTCTCCTGCTCCAAAATACGTGATCGTTTTTACTTCTACCCCCTTGAAATCTTCTCCATCATCTCTTACGTCATAGAGACGAGTATCTACTTCTGCTCCTATTAGTTTCCCGTAGGCTTTTTCGCCAACAATACCCGTAAGGTGTGGGAGGTAAAACTTATGCTTTGAGGAGTTCACATTCTCCATCAAGATGCCAGTATTCCTAAAGCGCATGTTTTTTTTGTCATGCCTTTTTTGTGCTTGGCCTTCACACCAAGTTAATTCTTTTTCTGTAAGTTGTATTGTCATTTTTTTTCTTGCCAGCTTTCAAGGCTAAATTCATCACTCGATAAGTGATCAAAATTGGGCTTACTCCACGTGCTTCGTTTACTAATACAGCGCATTGTTAAATAGGCCATGAAATCTTCTTTGTTTTTATAGAAGATGCTTTTAGATTCTTGCATTTCATATTTATCTTCGCAAAAACCTTCTACCCGGCGGCGCATGACTACATCAAAAGGTAACCCATTATCTTCACGAAAAAAAACGGGAGCCGTAAAATCTAGCTCAGGGATGCATTCGCCGTCTTCGAGTGTGTTCCTGAATAGGAAGGAGTCATAAAAAGGTACTGCTAAAGCTAGGTGCTTATCATCCCAAATTTCTCTTAAAAATTCAAAATCAGTTCGGGGTTCATAATAGAAACCAGTGCTCGCGGCATCGCTATATATTTTAATGAGCTTCTTGTAGCCCCCCTCATCACGGGCAAAAATTATATATTTTGAAGTAGCTCGTAGAGCCTCCTCTCCTTTTTCCGTACGATTCCCACAAACATTTAATCGTAATCCAAATCTAAAACTTAAATCCTCATCCTGAGTGCTGTCATAAGCCTGTAAGAAGCTCCCCATGTTATCTTCTACTAGATAAAATTCTTTAATTTTATTTTCCAAACAAATATCTATCACGGAGTCTGGACCCTTGGGGATGGAGGAATCTTTTCTATTAAGAGTTAGAATACTCTTGCCGAGAGAGTAGTGTGTTTTAAAGAGTGGTAAAACCATTACAACAATGTACTACCTAAGATGGGCTTTTGTCAAGTTTAAAAACCAAAATCATCGTCATCACTATCATGCCGTATGTGTCGTGGGCATCCCGCATATTTCTTTTTTACAACCTCTTGATCATCTTTGGCGTTTAGTTCTTCAGCAGTAAAAGCTGTTTTAAGCCGTTTACCATTTTTATCTGTAAGCTCATAATAATCAAAAGCGAACTTGTAGGGGCAGTGCCACATTGTGGTTCCATCTTTTTTTAGATGGCCCGGATATTTTGCAAACCCACAGTAGAGAGGCCCTTTAAACCCTTCATCAGCTTTAGGAAAGGGTTCGTCTGCGGCGAATTTGCTCTTTGCCGTCGCTTCGTTAAAGTTGTTTATGATTTTATAAGAATGAGAGAGATAAACTTCTAAACCAGCAAGTTCTTCTTTTGAAAACTCTAATTCTTGAATGGGCTCGTTTGGAAATTTTAAAAAACAAAATTGAACTATTGGTTTGAGCTTGGGCCACGTTTTTGTCGCAACAAGGCTGTAAATCATCCCCTGTAAGTTCGCTGTTAATTCACTGCCTGAGAATCTTTTTTTGCTGCTCTTGTAATCTTTAATTAGAATTTTTTTATCTTTTGTGTACTTTGCGGCCTTGTCTATGAATCCTCGGACTACATATTCGGGGTCTCCGCTTTCTAGGTTGAATTCATATTCAGGGTCAAGAAGTTTTGCCCCAGCGCAAAAGAAGTCATCGTGAAGACCAACCAGTATCATGTCATTGATCATCTCGTAATTCTCTTGGGTATTTATGTCATAGTCATTAAGGTGTTTATTCACAAGACGCTCTATTGGAGGGGAAGCCTCAATCCGCCCCTTTTTTGTGATTAAATTAAAATGCTTTTTATGTTTTTTAAGAAGTAAAAGTTCAAAAACTAAATGGCATATCGTACCGCGCATCGCGCCTTCATTATTAGTCTCCGGGAGATGAAGGTGGTATTTGCACCAGTAACTCCAAGTACAAGACTCGAGGTTTTTAATCCTTGAGGCTGAGAGCATTGGTTTCATTTTATTGTTTTTTCCCATTCTTGAATTTCCCCCTTTTGCATTTCTCCAAAATCATTTTTCGTTGGAAAACAAATCTGGATTTGGTCTCTATCAAAAAATTTTAATAGTTTCTTGTGGGCTTTTTCAGCAGCTTGATTCCCTGCAAGATTTTCGTCGTTGTTAAGGGCCAATATAATCTTTTCTACATCGTGTTTTATCAACGTGTTAATTATAGCAAAACTTACGTTTAATCCAAAATTAACTATTACATTTTTAACGCCCGCATCCCAAAGAGCTAGCATATCCCCTATGCTTTCCACTATTATCGCGCAGGATTTTTCTTCTATAAGGTGACCATTAAAATATGCGGGATATTGCCATTTTGATTTTTCTCCAATGTGTTTCCATTTGGGAATTTTGGAATCTTTTTTTATGGGGTGAATGTATCTTCCGGAAACCCCCACAAGTTTTTTATCTACATCAAAAATAGGAAAGGTGTAACGATTCTTCATTCTTCCTTTTTCAAAAATGCCCCCCTCAAAAACCTTCATCGTATTTTCATTAATACCGCGACCTACCCAGTAGGAGTGGTCAAGGATAACTTCATCAAAGGTGTTGGCTGAAAGGGTTTTATAAACTTTATCTGGCGTATCAAAAACTGGGCGTCTTGTTACCACAAAGCCCTGTTCAGATTCAAGCCATTTTTTTGCATCCTCTCGGGAGCATTCTAGGCATAGCTGAACGAGCTTTTCAAGCGGGCCTGATATGTTTCTTCCATAATCTACAAAGTAACCCGTGTCTTTTTTGACTGACATAATGGTACTGTTACCGGAGTCACGATAGACCGGTAGTGCTCGATATTCTTTAGCAAGCTCAGTAATATTACTGAACCCTAAGTTCATCATTATGTGTTTGATGTCACCCACTATAATGTTCCATCGTCATGGCCCGCTGTTTCTATGACCGCCCCTTCATCTTGGGGAGCCTCGGTAGACTCACGATCATTTCCCTGTATATCAGAGCGGTTGATAATATCGCTTAAGGTTCCACGGGGTTCAAGCGTAAAGATTCCTCGGTGTAGATTAATGTGGTTTTTCTGAAAAATTAATCCATCTGGAGTTTCTCTTCTGAGGGCCCTCTCATAGTCCAAGCCGCGAAGTCCCCACGCTCGGATTTTTAATGGTACAATTTTATGGGTACCACGATCCAGACCATCAAGCTCGCGCTCTCTTTCGTCCTTCTGTTTGTAAAATCCGAGAAAAGAACAATCCCAAGATGCACTGTGAGACATGGCCATCGCTGTCGAATCAACCTTTAGGACTGATTTGAGAGGCAACGTGTCATCGTCAGGTTGCCTGTTGGATTGAATTGCAGTAAGGACTGGAGAGTTAAGACTGAGAGCAATTCTTTTAAGCTGGGCTGACTTATTGCGGATAATTTGATACTCTTGATTATGGGAGGCTGTTTTTTCTCCTGTCATTTTAAGATAATCATAGCAAATTAAACACGGCTTACCTTTTCCTACATATCGGTGGTATACATATTTAATATATGATTCAACCTCCTCGATGCTCATGTGGGACACTGTTTTATGAATAAGAAATTTTCCTGCTCTTGAGGCTATGCTTTCCATCTCGCCCTCCTTATCAATAAACTTATTATACTCTACCACCTCTTTTCTCAGCTGTCCGGTTGAAATAAGTATTGGTTCAATCCCTGAGAGGACACCCCCTAAACGATCCCTCATCTCATCATCTTGCATCTCGGTGTTAAGATAAATAACATGATGACCTCCGAGGGCCACCTTGAGAGCAATGTCCATAAGCAGTGTAGTTTTTCCGGCCCCCGTATCTGCCAGAACCATGTGTAAATCTCCAAACCGTAATCCCCCACACGCGTCATTAAGCTCTTCATAGGGCCACGGGATACCCACGGCTTTTTGGGGTGAGTTTGCCTTTTCTTTAATGTGGTCAGCTAGTCCTTCTAAAATAAAAGTTGGTTCAACATCATCGGTGGCCCCAATTTGAAAATCATCAACGATTCGATTTATTTCGTTCATGATTTGGAGTGGAGATTGATTAGCGTTACTGAACTGTGCGGCGGCAATTTCTTTTGCTCGCTCAAAGGCGTCTCTCCTCAATGCGAGCTTATAAAGGTCTTTGCAGCACTCTCCAAAGCCCTTCTTGTTAGACTGGGTAAAGCTAACTGCTCCGAGATAGTTGTCTATATCGTTACCATCTTTGTGGGTAATATTCCACTCTGTGAGTTTCTGGGCTACAGAGGTAGTATTGATTTCCTGACCACCCTTAATTAGGAGCACTATCGTATTAAATATTTTTTTATTATAAATATCTACAAAAGACCTTTCTGTTAAAAGGGGTGCTACATCGTAATAGTCTTGCTCCTTGTTCTTGCTTTTGAGTAAATAACCCAAGGCTTGTTTTTCTAGCCTAAGGGACTTTAGTTTTTCTTCATTGAATTTTTTTTCTTCAGACATGTATTCTTCTTATATTAATGTTACGTTAAACTCTTTTTCGATGTACTCCACCGATAGCTGTTTTACATCTTCTCTATCTATTTCTATTAAAGTAAACCCATTCATTTCCAGCCACTCTGCTTTTTTAACGTCCCTCTTGATGGAGTTAAAATAATTCAATCGAGAACCATGGAAAAATTTCACGTATTCAGAGTGCTGTCTGCCATTAACTTCTATTGCAATCTTTTTTGTTGCGTTTAAGAAATCAACAGACATGCGGGTTCCGTAAACAGGAAACTCCTCAAAAACTATATGCTTTTTCCAAATTCCAGCAAGGAAGTTTTTAGCTGTAGTTTGTAATTTAGAGCGACTTTTTTTGTTCCACTTAATGCGTTTCTTTCCGACGCTTTTATAAACTAATTTTCCGTGAATATTTAGAAGTCTCATTTAAATAGTGATTCTAGCGTCGCTTTAAATTTGGTGAAAAAATAACGAGTAACCTTAGGGTTCTCTTCAAAAAAACGAAGTAGATTATCTTCTCCTTGAAATTTTTCTTCTACATTATAACCTTGAGCGATTAAGTCTTCTAAAGTTTCTTCATTAAAAGATATCCATGCACCGCTTTTCTTTATCATCTCCCACGCGCCTAATTGATTTATGATTTCGCGCTCCACCCAGACACTTCCGTTCTCAGATTTATATTTAATTGGATACTCCACTATCTTTCCTACATTCTCGGTCATGGATTTGCGTATGGCGATTTTGCATAGGTGCCCGACTGCCTCATCCTTATCCTTGCCAAAAAATTTAGAGGATTTGTAATGGTTACTTTGGAATTCTAAAATCCAATTAGCATAATGCTGAAGCGCATTGCCGCCTGAATTATTAGAAAGCTTTGGGTCTTCTTTGGCATAAGGGTTAATGCTTACCTTGCTTCTTACCTGACAAATACATAAGGCGATGTGGCCGTTGTGGGCGGTCCTGAGTGCGAGCCTTTTACACAGTGTCGAGGTTAGTAGTGCGCCCCCTGCGACCTTGACAGCTTGGTCTAGGCCTTTTTCTGCATCGTCCTTGAGTATAAGGGCATCCATGCTATCGATGATGAACATATACTTTAGGTTATCGGGGTTTTGGTCGATGCAGTTTTTTATTAAAGCCCCAACGTTTTCAAAAATATTTCCAGAATATAAAAACCACTTGTCTTTTGATGTGTCGATGCCTGTGGATTTAAGAATCCTGTCTGACATTCTTCCTTCGGCCTTAATGTAAACTACAAATGCGTTTTTAGTTTCTTTTTGAAAATTAGCTGCGAAGGTTAATGCACATGAAGTTTTACCACCACCCGCAACCCCACTAAAGACATTAATGCCGGGGTTTAGTCCTCCGCCCATTTGTAGATCGAGGTTTAGGCTTCCGCTTGAGACGCGGTAGTCTACCGCCTCACTGAAGGAGTAGTGTTCATCGTCGCTCTGTTTGAGGTGCTTATAAAGGGCATCTATTGATCCTCCCATGGAGGTCTCTTCTTTTTTCTTGCGTGGTGACATAATGTTTAATCAAAAAAGTCTAAAGTGTTTTTGGGCTTTTTGTCAATTTTAAAATCTTCTCCAATTTTTTCTTTTTGAAAGTTGTAATCTTTTATTACCTGTTTTTCTGTGGTTTTGTAAACTAGGCCGTGATCACTTAGATAGTAAGACTGAAATTTCAGAAACCATGATAAGCTCTGCAGTTTGGGGTAGGGCGGTAGGGTTTCCCAGAATTTTTTATCGGGATATTTTTCAACTAGTTTTTTAGCTATAGCTCTTTCGTGCGGCCACCTGCTTTGCGCTAAGTGGGGAAGAAACTTACTTACAATATATTTAGTAAGAGTGGCTTCAGCTTTGGTTGACCCCTTTTTCATCTAGGTCAAACTCTACCATCTTTTGTACCAGTTTGTCAAATGAAACCTTGGGCGTCCAACCAAGCTCCTCTCTTATGGGCGTGGAATCACCAAGTAATAGCTCAACCTCTGCGGGGCGAAAGTATTGTTCATTTATTTTAACAAGAACTGGATTTTGGATATTAAGTTCTTCGGCCAACCAGTTTTCTAGATTGTAAGTTTCTTCTATGCCTGATCCATCCCAGTATCCTTGAATCCCTGCCGCTTTAAAAGCAAGCTCGACAAACTCTCTAATTGAGTGAGTTTCTCCGCTTGATAAAATGTAGTCTTTGGGTTCACTTTGATTGATCATAAGCCAGATGCCTTCAACAAAGTCCTCGCTGTCGCTCCAATCTCTTTTGGCGTCTAGATTCCCTAGCTGGAGCGTAGATATATTTTTATTATTTTTAATTTCGTGGCTTATTTGAGCTACAGCTTTTGTAATTTTCCTTGTTACAAACTCCTCTCCACGTTTTGTTCCTTCGTGATTAAAAAGAATACCATGCACCGCAAAAATGTTGTGGGATTCACGATAAACTTTTACAAGATGCCTCGCCGCTGCCTTGGAGGCTCCATAGGGGCTTCGTGGTTTAATCGGGTGCTTCATGTCCTGTGGGGAATAATCTACGTCACCCCACTCCTCGCTGCTGCCGGCACTATAAAAGCGACAGTCTGGTTTAAATTTACGAATAGCTTCTAAGCATCTCAGTACCCCGATGGTATTTGTGTCCATCACTTGAAGCGGCATATCCCAACTACATCCCACAAATGAATTTGCTGCAAAATTAATAAAATAATCTGGTTGAATATCTTTTACAATTTTATCGACGCTAACATCGTCACCGAGGTCGCCATAAATAAATTTAAAGTTAGGGTTATTTTTAAAATTATGAGTATTTAAAAAATTTGGATTTGCGCTCCGGCGCATCATTCCATGAATCTTTACATCGCTAACTTCACGGAGTAAAAATTCGACCATGTTGGCTCCGTCTTGTCCCAAGACGCCTGTCACTAGAACTTTTGTCATTGTGTTATTATATTATAGACTGTTAAGAAAGTCCACTAATTTTAATATCTGAGACTCTTTTACACCACTGTGCAATCCCACGTATAAACCATTTTTGTGTAAATATTCTGCGTTTTTAAAATTTTTATAATTGCCGTAGGTTTTGTAACAGGTGTGTCTCAAAAGATTCCCGCTAATGACAGGGCGATACTCGATCTTTTCTTCTTCTAGATGTTTTTTAATTAGTTTTAATTTTCTTTTTTTAGATATGATCGGCAAACAGAATCCAATATTGCTTACGTAATTATCAAAAGCGGGAAGGAGATATTTTCTTGTATCTAAATAAGAAGAATAGAAATTATACAACTCAATCCGTCTAATTATGTAGTCGTATATTCTTTCAAAGTCCAAAAGACCCATGAAGGCTGCAATATTAGTGCTTCGATAGTTGCCCCCAAGAACATTAAAGTCAAAAAGGGGATCAACGAGTCGGTTGGAAAGCTTCTCGTGGTAGTCTTTAGATAAATCATAGTTTTTAAGTTCACGAGTAAGACCGTGGCTCCTAGCTAGAATATAAAAGACAAATTCTTCTTCGTTATTTGTAAAAATCATGCCACCTTCTGAGCCAGTGGTTGTTTGGTGTCCAAAATAAGTAGATGTTGAACATGTCAGATCAGAACAAATATGTTTCCAATC